GAAGCCGTGGACCTGATCCTGAACGGCGAGATATGGAAGGCGATCGGCGCGGCTTTCGCCCGGCTGCTCGGTCCCGATTTCGAGTGGGACACCCGCGCGTTCATCGTGCGCTACCTGGCCGAGGTGCGTAACCGGCTGGTACGCATCCCTGAAGAGGTCTACGACCTGATCGCGGGTGCGGTGAGCCAGGGCGTCAACCTCGGCGAGAGCATCCCCGAGCTGTCCCGGCGGGTTGACGACTTACTGTCAACAACCAAGTCCGAGCGCTGGCCGAACCGGGCTGTCGTGATCGCCCGGACCGAGGCCATCGGCGCGCTGAACGCCGGACGTGCCGAGGCGTTCGCGGTGATCGCCGAGCAGCAGCCGGACCTTCAGTTCGAGCGCATGTGGCTCTCGACCGACGACAGCCGGACCCGGCCGACGCACGACCTGGCGGACGGTCAGCGGGTTCCGGTCAGTCAGCCTTTCATCGTCGGCGGGTTCCCGCTGATGTTCCCCGGTGATCCGACGGGTCCGGCTCAGGAAGTGATCCAGTGCGTGACTGGAGACAGCCCAGTCTCATTCGGTGACTTCCGCCGCGCGTACCGTCGCCTCTATCGCGGACCACTCGTCACGATCGAGCTGGACAGCGGGGAACGTCTCTCCGGTAGCCCTAAGCACCCGGTACTGACCCCAGGCGGATGGGTCGCTCTGGGCGAGCTGGATCAAGGTGACGATCTCATCGGCGCACCGTTCAGTGATGGCAGCGTTTCTTGGCGTCATGACATAGAGCGAGAACCACCCAGCGCAGCGCAGCTCTACGATGCGCTGGCGCACTCGGGCAATACGTCCCGGCTGGGTGGTCGTGTTGTGGACTTCCACGGCGATGGGATGGATGGCCAGGTCGAGGTTGTAACGACCAACGTTCATCTGGTGGTCGGCCATAACACCGCGCACGGCGAGGAGCTGGAGAAGTTCCTTCTCTCCACGCCCGATCTTCCGGGAGCGGCTGGCGGCGAGAGCAGCGGTCCACTCCTTGGGCCGGGGACCTCGGACAGCGATGTGGGCCGCCTGGGTCTGCCGAGCGCGTTCCTCGGCCGTCATGTGCGACCACTTCATTCGTTCGGCCTGGGATCGTCCCCGGATGGGCTCCCCAGCCTCGGTGAGGCGACGCCGGATGACCGGGCGAGAGACGCCGAGCGCTTCCGACAGAGCCTTCTCCGATACTCCGGAGCGGTAGCGCTGCACAAGATCGTCAGTGTCCAGGTCGATGCGTTTCACGGCCACCTCTACAACTTCGAAACGTACTCCGGGTGCTACATCGTCAATAAAATTATCTCACACAATTGCCGATGCACGTCGCTGCTGGTCGAGGCCGGGGAGTCAGTAGACCTGAGCAATCGCCAGTTCCGGCGCACCCGGTAGCCTGGTCAGAGGAGGAAGTCATGGGTACTAAGTTCCAGACCATGCTCGCGCCGATCGGTGTCTCGACCGGCGACGGGCGGCGATTCAAGTCGGGCGCTATCAGCCTGGCCGACCTGCCGATGCCGTACGAGTGGGCCCGCACCCGTGAGGGTGGCCACGACGGTGCGGTAGCGGTCGGTGCCGTCCAGGAGGCGACCATCGCGACGGTGACCCAGGCGGTCAAGGACGGCTGGATCTCGTCGGCTGCCGTCAAGGGCCTGCCCGGCACGCTCGAGGCGGTCTGGGCGCGCGGTGAGCTGTTCGACGGTGTGAGCCGTGAGGAGATGCCCCGGCTGGCCGAAGACGTCGCCGAGGTGATGCACCTGATCGGCGCTGGCACGCTCGGGCCGTCCGTCGATCTCGACTCGTTCGAGGGCGTGCCGGTGATCGAGGGCACCGACGAGGAGGTGACCTGGGACCGGATCGAGGAGATCCTGGAAGAGACCGGCGAGGAGCCGAAGATCGAGCTGCTCATCACCCAGGGCCGGGTGCGTGCCGCCACGCTGGTCTCCATCCCCGCCTTCGCCGAGACCAGTCGTCCGCTCGAGCTGCTCGAGGCCGAGGACACCGAATCGGCTGACGCCGAGCACCGGGCCGAGCTGGACGAGCTGGCGGCCCAGGCCGAGCATGCTCTGGTCGCCTCGGTCACGACCGGACCGCAGACCGGCCGCTCGGTCATCGAGTTCGACATGCCCGTGCTGACCGGACCCACCCCGATCACCTGGGACTGGGAGACCGGCCGGGTCTACGGCCACATCGCGACCTGGCAGACCTGCCACGTCGGCTATGCCGAGGTGTGCGTGACCGCGCCCAGGGACGAGACCGGCGATTACTCCTGGTTCAACCGGTACCCGGTGGAGACCCAGGAGGGTGTGATCTGGGCCGGACGGCTGACCGTGGGCGGACGGCACGCCGGTCTCGAGCTGGCCAGCGACGGCGCGATCAACGTCTACGACGACAAGACCGTGGCCGCGTACGTGCGCGCGTACGAGGATGAGTACGGCATCGTGCTGGCCGGGACCATCGAGCTGGCCGCCGACTCGCCGGACCGCGCGATCGTGGACCGCCGCCGGGTGTCGGGTGACTGGCGTGAGACGGCGGATGGGCTGAGCCTGATCGAAGTACTGGCTCTTTCCCCGGGACCGCGTGCTCATTCGGAGCCCGGCTTCCCGATCCCCGGCACGTTCAGCCGCTCGGGCCGTCAGGTGGCGCTGACCGCCGCGCTCGGCCCGGTGGCCGAGGCTCAGGTTCAGGGGTCGATGTTCAGGGGCTCCGACATCAAGGCTGCTGTCTGGGCCGCCCTGGCCGAGGATCGGGCCGCGCAGGCCGCCAGGAGCGCGCTGAGCGCCGATCTGAGCAACCATGCCCATGCGGAGCGCGCGGCCCTGGCCGCTGCTCTGGGGACGACTGAGGAGGTCTGACAGTTGGCCTGCTCGTGCGGGAAAGGCAAGGCCAAGCGGGAGAAGTACGTCGTCACCCTCCCCGGTGGCATGAAGGTCACCAAGACCAGCGAGGCTGCTGCCACCAGCTTCTCGGCAGCACACCCGGGTAGCAAGGTGACCAAACAGGCGTAGTCTTCACTGCAAGGAAGAACGGGGAGGGAAGGATGGATAACGGATGAACAAGATCACCAAGCTGCTGGCTGCGGCCACTGTGGGCGTCACGGCCAGCGCGCTGATGGCCGTTCCGGCTCAGGCCGCCTGGTCCGAGCTGACCCGGGGCCGTCTCGGCTTCTGGACCCGCTCGTACGGTGACCCGCTCGAGACCGGCTCTTTCGGTGCCTACAAGGACCCGTCCAACGGCGGTGTCTGGGGTGCCGTTCTGCCGTACTGGCTCGATAACCCGCGCTCGATCTGGAACGACACGAGCCGCAACGTCTACGTGTACGAGAATCCGTCGTGCATGAGCGCGGGCGGCCGGTTCGTCGGCACGGTCCGGCCCGGTGACCGGATCAACAGCACGGCCGGAGTGAACAACTGGAACACGATCCAGGCGTACTCGTTCCTCCAGCCCACGTCGGGCCAGCGGAGTTGCAACGGCCGGTAGAAAGCCTCTCCGTCCGGGCCCCGCAGCTCAGCCCCCGATGGAGAACGAGGAGAAGCCCAGGTCCCGGCGGGCCTGGGCTTCTCTGCGTGTGTGGATCAGAATCCGGCGGGTGCGTCCGAGTAGTCCCAGCCCATCGCCTGCTCTTGGTCGGCGGTCATGTAGTGGTTGGGACCGGAGCACAGGTCCAGGCTCAGACCGTGTTCGCAGGCCGGGTAGAGGAAATCCTGGAGCTTGGTCCAGGACATCGGCACCGAGCCAGTTCCGGTGTGGTCCTCCGCGCTGATCTCCCACCAGGTGTGGGTCGAGGTCTTGGGGGTCAAGAAGGCGATGGCCTGCTCCTCGTTCGAGAAGGTGACCTTGTAGCCCCGGCGCTCTGCGCAGATGTGGACGATCAGGCTGGCGGTTTCGATCTGGGTGGGCATCGCTGCGTGTGCCTCTCTGTGAAGGGGTGAGCAGCGGGGCCGGGATCAGTGCGCATCTGGCTGGTTGCCAGAGCCACTCCCTCGGGTCGTGCCTCCCGGGAGCTGCTCACGCTCCCGGTTCACTACCCCGGCCCCGCTGTGTAGTTGTCTGCCGTACGAGAGAGACGTTACAGGCTTGACTGCTAAGTGTCAAGCCCTGATTCCGGCCGGGATCGAACGGATCTCGTGCTCCAGCGAACGCAGGTCGTCCGACCACACGTAGCGGTGTTCGACTCCGGAGCCGTCCAGAGGCGTCCACTGCCAGGCCACCGGCTGCCAGTGGTGCAACTCCTCGATCGGCACCAGGCACGGCATGCCGGTCAGGCGTCCGGAGGAGAACGAGATGTAGAGCCCGATCCAGCCGTCCTTACCGGCCCGTTCGGTCACCCTCATCGCCTTGCTGCCGTCTGTGATGGTCGCGCCGACCACGACCTCTGAGCTGAGCATCAGGCACCGCCGGTCAGCTCGGCCACGCCCGGCAGGTGGACCCAGACGAACCCGTCCGCCGGGACGGCTGCCGTCTCGGTGAACGACCCGTCCACGACGGCCAGCCTCCATTGCCGGTAGATCAGCGCCTGATCCAGGTCCATGACCACGCCATCCGGGTGGGTCGGCTCGATCATCTGCTCGACCCGGCCGATCCAGCGGGTCGGCCGAGCGCCGTCCGTGCCGATCGGGGACGAGACCAGCATGTCGCCGATCTCGATGTACCGGGCCTGGATCCGGGCTGGCCGGATCTCGATCACTTTCTCTGCCATGCTGCTCCCCATTCTCGGGTTGGGGGGACCTCGGTTAGGTCCCCCGACCTGGTGTTACTTCTTCCGGCAGGTTGGGCCGATCTTGTCGTCAGGGTTTTTCAGCCTGCGACCACATCTTTCACACCGGCCGGTCTTCCCAGGTGGATCAGCCGTGACCTCCGGGTCGATGTCCGTGTCCGGAATGCTGTCCAGTAGATCCTCTTCAGTCACGGGGGCCACGTTACAGGGTTGACTGCGAAGTGTCAACGCGAGAGAGCCCGGCCGTTTCGCAGACGGCCGGGCTCTCGCGGGAATCAGTCTTCGGTGTACCAGTGGGTGAAGGAACTCACCTTGTTGCCGATGTTGACCCCGTTGATCGAATACAGGTTCGGGTGGCTCGTTCCCGCCGGAACCAGACCCGCCGTGTTGGGCTGGCCGGAGCAATTGATCGCGTCGAAGATCCCGAGGTCGTACGGGCCGACCCAGTTGTAGACCGAGCCCGCCCAGTTCTGCCACTGAGCCGGGATGTACCGGCACGCCGGAGACTCCGACATGGAGAACTTGACCGACGACCCGCAATAGCCCTGCTCGTCGTAGAACGTGACGTAGGGGCTCTGCGGATAGACGGTGCAATAACCCCAGCGGTTCATCTGCTGAGTTGCGGTCTTACACGTCTTGCTGACGATCGTGTTGTCAACCGCAACCGTGGTCTCGCAGACTTGAACCGGGGCCGCCGTGGCCGGGCTGGTGCCCAGAGCCGGGCTGACAGCCAGCCCGAGCGACGCCATCAGAGCGACCGCGAGAGCGGCCAGCTTACGTTTGATCATCTGGTCTTCCCTTCAGAGGAGGTCAATCGGATCAAACCTTACAGCCGTGGCGGGTATGTGTCCACCCGGAGCTGCCCGGACATCTGGGCCGAACTGGCCATCTGTGCTGCTAGGCTGGCACTTGACATCCCGGTGTCAGAGCCTCGGACCGGCCGGACGTCGCCGTATCGATATCCGACTGATCCAGAGGATGGACCCCGTGGAATACGAATTCCCGTTCGAGGTTCCGGCCGACCTGACCGCGCTCAGCGCGGAGAAGTTCGCCGCTTTCGCGGCGAGCGTCCGGACCGAAGCCCAGCGCATCGTCGCCGATAACACCGCGACTCCGGCCGCGCTCACCGCGACCCGTGACCTGTTCAACGCCGTGACCGCCGAGGACACCCGGCGCACCGAGCAGGCCGCCGCCGCGACCGCCGCCCGCGAGGAGCTGGCCGCCGGTCTCGTCCCCCCGGCCGCCGCGCCTGCCACTGCTCCGGCTCCCGAGCCCGATCCGGTCCCGGCACCCGAGCCGGGTGGATCCGAGCCGGTCCCGGCCGTGGTCGCCACCAGCACCATCGACACGCCCCCGGTGGTCGAGCCCCAGCGCTACGCGACGATGGTCGCCAGCTCGGACGCCGCGAACTCCGGCCAGGAGCTGACCAGCTTCTCCCAGGTCGGCCAGATCCTCGAGCGCCGTCTGGCCCGTTACTCCACCAGCCCCGGCGGTAAGTTCGACCCCGCCCGCGCGCTGGGCAACTCCCGTTTCAAGCTCGGCGACCGGACCGTGACCCGGCACGCCAACGTGGCATTCCAGCGCGAGTTCCCGGCCGAGCTGCGGATCCGCGACGCCAAGGACGTGGAGCGCGTGCTCGACTACGCGACCGACGAGCGTCGTCTCGAGGGTGGCTCGCTGATCAACGCCGTAACGGCGGCGGTCGGCCGTGGTGCCAGCCTCACCGCCGCTGTCGGCTGGTGTGCGCCGTCCGAGACGATCTACGATCTGTGTGAACTCGAGACGATGGACGGCATGCTCGACATCGCCGAGGTCCAGGCGACGCGCGGCGGTTTCTTCGTCCCCGAGGATGGTGGCCCGAACTTCTCGGTCATCTACGACTCGATCGGTGACGAGGGTGACGTCATCCTGACCGAGTACGACGTCGAGAACGGTGTCGAGAAGGTCTGTGTCGAGATCCCGTGCCCCGATTTCGTCGAGGTGCGCCTGGACGTGGCGTACATCTGTATCACCGGCTCCCTGCTCCAGCGGCGTGGCTACCCGGAAGCCGTCTCGCGCTTCTCGCGCGGCGCGATGGTGGCGCTGGCGCACAAGGTGAACGAGTCGGTCATCGACCGGATCGTCACCGGCTCCGGTGCCCCGGTGGTCATCTCGGCCGACGCCTCCGGCGACGACGCGGCCTCGGCTCTGCTCTCGGCCGTCGAGCTGGCGATCGAGGACATGCGTTACCGCAACCGGATGGCCCGTTCGTCCACCCTGGAGGTTGTGCTCCCGGCCTGGGTGATCGCGCCGATGCGCGCGGCCATGGCTCGCCGGAACGGCACCGCCACGATCAACGTGAGTAACGCGGAGTTCCTGGCTGCGTTCACCACCCGTGGTGCCGTCCCCCGGTTCGTCTACGACTGGCAAGACGCCTACTCCGGCCTCTCCGGCGGCCCCGGCGCTCAGACCGCGATCACCGCGTGGCCAGCTACGGTCCAGTTCCTGGTCTACCCGGCCGGTACCTGGGTCAAGCCGGTCCGCGACGTGGTGAACCTGGACACCGTGTACGACAACGCGCTGCTGACCCAGAACCAGTACACGGCGCTGTTCGCCGAAGACGGCTTCAACGTGCTGAAGATGTGCGCCGACTCGCGCCTCTACCAGGTGCCGATCGACGTCTCCGGTGTCGTCGGCTGCTGCCCCGTCGAATAACCACCTCAGCTTCCGCCGGGAGTAGGCAGTGCTGCTGGGTACCCAGCAGTACAAGCGCTCCTGGCGGGACAACTCACCTGAGGAGGTGATCACGGATGGCACTGACACCAAGCCCCATCGTCGCCGCGCCTGAGTCGCTGCGACGTCGCTATGGCCTGTTCGACGCGGCCAGCGGTCCACTGGACCTTCCCCTGCACGGGGAGGGATCAGGTGTCCGCTACTCGCCGCTGGTATGTGGCGCGGCCTACGCCTATGGCGTGGTCTGCTACGGCTCCGGCGAGGGTCAGACCCCGGCCCCGGCCAAGCCTCTCGACGGCGGTAACGCTGAGGTCGAGACCGGCGTGTTCGTCGCTCTCTCGGTGCTCAACTGTGGCGCTGTCGGCTACACGAGCGCCGAGCTGGAGAATCAGGCCCGGCGACGTCTCGAGGGTGCCGAGCAGGCAGCCGTCGAGGCTGCTCTCTGGACCGGGGAGGATTTCCAGGGCAACGACCTGGGGATTCTCAATCTCGATGAGGAAGCCGTCTCGATCGGCGGTGGCTACGACGACGAGTCGGTCATCTCGGTCATCGCCGCGCTCGAGCGCTACGCCTACACGACCCAGGGCTACGGCTCGGCGGCATACATCCATGCGCCGGTCGAGGTCGCGGCCTACGCCGCCAATGCCGGTCTGATCGTCCCCGAGAGCCCGGGTCCGAACGGCCGGAAGCTGACCCCGATGGGGTCGGTGTGGGCGTTCGGTGCCTACCCGCCCGGGGAGGTCATCGTCACCGGCCAGACCACTGTCTGGCGGTCTGGCATCGAGGTCTACCAGTCGTTCGAGAATGCCTCGAACGAGATGCTCCTGGTAGCTGAGCGCGCCTATTCGGTCTCGTTCGACTGCCTGGCCGGACGGGCTACGTTCGACCCCCTGGAGGTAGTTTCCTGATGGCCAACCTTCTGTGTGCACGCCCGCTTCAGGGGGAGACCATCCGGGTCACCCGCCTGGACGAGTGTGGCAACCCCGAGTACGGGGACTGCGCGTACGCGGTCTCGGACGGCTACGTCGAGCTGGTGATGACCCCCAATGTCGAGGAGGGCGAGCGCTTCCTTCAGCGCAACGCCAACGGCATTGCGATCGTCAACCAGCGCGGTCGGCCGAGCCTGAACTGGTACGACGTGACGATCCAGTTCGCCGAGGTGGATCCGGAACTGTTCACCATCGTCACCGGGCTTGAGCCTTACGAGGATGACCAGGGCCGGGTGATCGGCTTCCCGGTCACGGAGGAGCATTTCGCCACCGCGAACTTTGCTCTCGAGGCATGGATGGGCAACGCCGAGGAGGTCTGCCTCCCCGGAGATCCGCTGCCGTTCTACGGCTACAACCTGCTGCCCTGGGTGGTCGAGGGTGCGCTGGCCGAGGACATCACCATCACCAACGACCTGATCACGTTCACCGTGGCGGGCCGGACCCGCAAGGGCACGCCGTGGGGCGTCGGCCCGTACGACGTGGTGATCGACGAGACCGAGACACCGAGCCCGCTGTTCACGGCGATCCCGGACGACACGCATCACCTGCCGATCTGGACCCAGCTCGCGCCGCCTGAGGCGAGCTGTGGATGTCAGTCACTTTCCAGCTAAGACTGTGAAGTGGGCCGGTTGATAGATGATCCGTTCATCTATCAACCGGCTTGACTGCTAAGTGTCAAGGGAGGATCGGCCATGGGCCTGAACACAGCCGGGATCAACGCGATCCTGGACGACGGAAACGAGGCCACGGTCTGGGTGGCCGTGGGCGACGGGCCTACCTCAACCGACCAGACCAGCTCGGCGCGCGTCCAGCTCACCAGCACTGTGGCGGCCGGAGTCATCACCGCGACCGGTGTCCCGTACGCCTTCACCGGCACCCCGCTGGACGGCGCGACACATGCGCTGTTCTACAGCGCGAACGCCGCCGGGACGTTCTACGGTTTCGACGCGCTCAGCGGTGACCAGGCGTTCAATGCCGCCGGGGAGTACAACATCACCGCGCTCACCATCACCGGGTCTTCACCGGCTTAGCCGGGAGGCCACTGTGGCTACGATCTTCAGCGGCCAGACACCGGCCGTCACCAATGCCAACAACGCCAGCCCTATTCACGTGGGGACGTACTTCACCCCGGCCGTGGACGGGTCTGTCACCAAGGCCCGCTGGTACCCGCCGACCACATCGCAGAGCAGTGTAAAAGCGGCTCTCTTCCGGACCATTGACAGCGCCAAGATCGGCGCGGACGTCACGTTCGCCGGGAGTGTCGCCGGACCCGGATGGGTAGAGGTCGCTTTCGCCTCCCCGGTCGCTGTCGTGGCGGGCACTCAATACGCCGTTGTGGTCCGTACGCCCCAGTTCTACACAGCGACCACGGGAGCATCCTCGCCATGGCCGATAACCAACGGGGATCTCTCGACACCGACCAACGCTGGCCGGTTCAACGACTCGGATGACGCGGACGTCCAGTTCCCTACTGACTCGTTCAACAACGGGTGTTATTTCGTAGATGTCGAGTTCACTACCGAGGAAGTTCCGGCGGAAGGATCTGCGGCTCTCGGGCTGGAGCTGGCACTGGCGGGTATCGGTGCCAGGGACAGCGGCGGTGTGGCGGCTATGGGGCTCGAGCTGGCCGTGGCCAGCAGCGGCTCCATCAGTGCCGAGGGCGTAGCTGCTGCCGGGCTGGGCCTCACAGTGGCGGCTGCCGGGGCCCGGCCTGCCAGCGGCTCCTTAGACGTAATCCTGAATCTCGCGGTCTCCGGTTCAGGATTACGGACGTCATCCGGTGTGTCGGCCCTGGGCCTCGGCCTGACGGTCTCGGCGACCGGCTCCAACGGTGATGTCGGTTGCCCCGTACCGGCATTCCCGTTCGCACCTTCCTCACTCAGCGGATACTCCTGGTCTGCCCGGGCTGTAAAGTCGTTCCCAGGAGGAGATTGCTGATGACGATGCCATGCGCCTGGGACACCGTGATTCCGTCCGACTACTGCTCGGACTGGGACAGCTTCCCCCAGAGCACCAGGGACACCGCGCTCTGGCTGGCGTCCACCTGGCTCTGGGGAAAGACCGGCCGTCAATACGGGCCGTGCCCGGTGACCGTCCGGCCGAGCCAGGGCAAGGGCGGTGAGATCCTCTACCAGGATTTCTCCGTGGTGCCGGGTGCCGCCGGGCTCGGAGTTCCGGGCGGCCCGTTCCTGTTCGGCGGCCGGTGGTTCAACTCCGG